TATTAGAATGCATAATGAATTTGGCATTAAGCTTGTTTCTACTGCCGATAGCCACTATCCCAATCCCGATGCTTGGAAAGACCGCGAGCTTTACAAGCGTCTTGGTTGGCTTGGCAAGGGTCGTCCCGATTGGGCAGAGGGCCAAGGCCAGCTTCCTAGTGGTGTAGAAGAGATTGGTTACGAACTTTATCCAAAGAACGGCGACCAAATGTGGGCTGCTTACAAGAAGTATTCCGCTGATTCTGATTATGATGATTCGCTTGTGATGGAGTCTATCACAAACACTTATCATATTGCACATGAGCGTATCGATAACTTTATGCCAGACACTACGGTTCGTCTGCCAGATTTCGTCGTACCTGCTGGTTTTACTGCTGGTGAGGCTCTAAAGCACTACTCTATTGAGGGTCTACGCAATCTTGGCTTGCTTGATAAGCCAGAGTATGTAGAGCGTATGAATATGGAGCTTGAAGTTATCGAGAAGCAGAATTTCTCTAAATACTTTCTTACCATGAAGGCTATTAGCGACCGTGCAATGGCAGTTCAACTTACAGGCCCCGGACGCGGCTCTGCGGCTGGTTCTCTTGTCACATATTCGCTTGGTATCACACAGGTAGACCCAATCAAGCACGGTCTACTCTTTGAGCGTTTTATGACCAAGAATCAAGATGGGTTTCCCGATATTGACTATGACGTATCTGACCCAATGGTACTTAAGGAGCAGCTTATCAACGAGTGGGGCGATACTACCGTAGTTCCTATTTCTAATTGGAATACACTACAACTCAAGTCTCTCGTCAAGGATATCAGCAAGTTCTACGATATTCCATTCAAGGAAGTAAATGAGGTAACATCTAAAATGATGTCAGAAGCCACTCCGCTTGCGAAGAAGGCTCATGGCATGAAAGCTGGTGTATATGTACCTACATTTGAGGAAGTCAAGGAATACTCCAAGTCTCTACAGGACTTTCTTGCGAAGTATCCTCATATTGCCACACATATTGATATTCTCTACGGACAGGTTCGCTCCTGTTCCCGTCACGCTGGTGGTGTTGTAGTTGGTGAGAATCTTGACCAATATATGCCTCTTATTAACTCTGATGGTGTACGTCAAACTCCTTGGTCAGAGGGTCAAAACGTTCGTCACCTTGAGCCAATGGGTTTCATTAAGTTCGATATTCTTGGCCTTGCAACTCTCAAGATGATTGAGACTGCAATTCGTCATATTCTCAAGCGTCACCACAATAACCCAAATCCAACATTTGATGATGTTCGTAAGTTCTATGAGGACAACCTGCACCCAGAGAAAATCAATCTTTCTGACAAGAAGGTTTATGACAATATCTTCCACGAAGGTAAATGGGTTGGTATCTTCCAATTTACAGAGCGTGGAGCGCAGGATTTCTGTAAGCGTGTAAAGCCCAATAATATCATTGACCTTTCTGCTATTACCTCTATCTATCGCCCCGGACCTCTATCTGCTGGTGTAGATACGCAATTTGCAGATGCCAAGGAAAACCCATACAAGGTGCGCTATGCACATCCTCTAATCAAGGAAGTAACAAAAGAGACTTACGGCTTCCTTATTTTCCAAGAGCAAATTGCTCTTCTAGCCCACAAGCTTGGAAAGGACGTATCGCTTGATGAAGGTAACAAACTCCGTAAACTACTTACCAAGAAGGGAACAGGTAAGGGCTTTGAAGAGAAGGACAAGATTCACGCGAAGTTCATTTCTGGCTGCGTTGACAAGGGGCTTGCGGAGAAGGCCGCACAGCAGCTTTGGGAAACCTTTGAGTATTTCTCTGGTTACGGCTTCAATAAGTCTCACGCCGTTTGTTATTCTGTCCTTTCATATCAATGTGCTTGGCTTGCCACTTACTTTGAGTCCGAATGGCTTTGCGCCTTTTTGGAGAAAGAGTCTGAGCAAGACCAGAACAAGGACGATAAAATCAATCGCAAAGAGAAGGCAATCAACCTCGTCAAGTCTCTAGGTTATAGCATTTCTCCGCTTGATATCAATAAGTCTGGTACAACTTGGGAAATCTCTGAGGATGGTAAGGAAATGATTCAGCCCCTTACTTGCATCAAGGGTCTTGGTGAAGCAGCGATGGAACAGATTATGAAGAACCGTCCATTCAAGAGTGCAGAAGAACTCCTTTTTAACGAGGCAGTATCTTACAGTAAGTTCAACAAGAAAGCTCTTGATGTTCTTATCCGTGCTGGTGCTTGTAATAGTCTGATTGATAGCCGCTTTACTGGTGCTAAACACTTCTGGTCTGCGGTCGCAGTTGACCGTCCAAAGAACAAGAAGAAACTACATGAAAACATTGAGCTTTATAAGCCAGAAGGAGATTTTAGCGATGAAGAAAAGATTGAGTATATTACAGACCTTACGGGCGAATATCCTGTCTCTATGGTTATGCCTACAGATGTTGCTAAACGTCTGGAGGAAAAATATGTCCCACCAATCGGAGAATACGACGAAGAGCTTGGAGTAGCGTGGTTTATCGTTCGTAACGTAATCAAGAAGCGTACACAGACAGGCAAGGATTATCTTGTTCTTGAAGTTATCGATGATACCAATAAACTTACGCAAGTTCGTTGTTGGGGCGTAAAGCCAAATGAGCATGTTCACAAGAATCGTGTTTATATGGCAAAGCCAAACTACGATGATTCTTGGGGTTTTTCTGTGCGTTCCGTAACTTCTCAACTTAAAATGATTGCATAAACCAACAAAAGCTACTATTTAATGGTAGCTTTTGTTTTATAAGGAGAAGGCAAATGAAACTTAATAAATTGATGTTGCGTAATATGATTAAAGAAGCCTTAGATGATATGATGGGTTCCGAAGGTATGGAAGGTTCTGGAGATATGGGAGCTTCTGAAAAAGTTTATACAGAAGATAATATTTATGAATTAAAGGATAAAGCTGTAGAAGAATTACGTCGTATTCGTCGCACCGCTACCCGTGGACCTGTGCCACGCCCATCTGATGATGAAGCTTATCGCAGAGTAGGTGAGAAATTTGCAGGTATAAAAGTTAAATTAACTAGACATTTTGGTGCTACCGCTGGCTATAAAGAAATAGAGGCAACAATTACTGGTGTCGATATGAGTTATAATGAATTAGTATTTACAATACAATATACAAGTCCAAAAACTGGCAAGATTGTAAATTCTGAAGTATAATTAGATGAAGCTAACCAAGTCACATCTAATTTCTTTAATTAAAGAGGCATTAAAAGAAACAGAATATACGTCCAAAGGTCATTGGGGAGACAAAGCTAGCGGTGTCTTGCTAACTACTGGAGAGCGTATATTCTTGCTTCTACGTTCAGAAGAAGTTACCGAAGGGGGTACTTGGGGTATCCCCGGAGGTGCCATTGATGCTGGTGAATCTGCCCTAAATTCAGCTATTCGTGAACTAGAAGAAGAAACTGGTTTATCATTAGATAAGTATGATGTAATCGATAAGACTATTTATAAAGATGATGAAGACGGCTTTAAATATACTACTTTTATTATAAAGGTGTCAGAATCATTTGAATCAAAACCAGTTAGATTAGATTGGGAAAATGATGATTATCGATGGGTAGACCAAGATTGGCTTGAGGACAATGCACACGAATTACATTCTGGCGTTATGTATACTTTAGAGCAAAAGTGGAACACTATCTTTGATTCTGACTATTTATAAAGTAAAGGATTTAAAAAATGAAAGTAACCGAATCTCAATTAAGGGACGTAGTTAAACAAGAACTACGCAAAGTTGTAGCAGAAGCAGAAATGGAACAATTTGAACAACCACCAATGAGTGAACTGGCTCAATCATATGTTGATAGACTTAATGAAATTTATGCAGAAATGGTTGCTAAAGCATCAACTGGTGAATTAACAGTTAATGATTTTCACTATGAAGCAATACCACAAGAATTCCGTGCAGGTATTAGTAGTGCAGCCCGTAAATATAAAAATTCTCAATTACCACCAGAAGTAAAAGCAGCGAGAGCAGCAAAAGCAGCCGCTACGAGAGCAGCAAATAAGAAAGCCTCAGAGGAACGTTCAGCAAGGTGGGATAGAGAACGCGCTGCCGCGAAAGCAGAAACAGAGCGTCGTGCAGCAGAGGGATATGCGCCTATGTCTCTGGGTGTTGGCGAAGCTTATGGAACACCAAAAGGAATGGTGCCAAACCCAATGTTCTATGAACCAGAAGAAGGAAGCATGGGATATGGCTATACCTTAAGACCAAGATATAGAAACGTTAGAAATATTGGCCCTATATGGATTGACCCTGCTGAAAGGGATATGTATTAAAAAGGATTATAATCATGAAAATAACCGAATCTCAATTGAGAAACATAATCAAGCAAGAGTTAAAAAATGCCTTGTCTGAAGCACCAATGGACCCCGAAAGAAAGGCTAAAATGCTTGCATCAAGAGCGCGTAATAGACAAGCAGAAAAAGAATTTGCTGCTAGAGCTAGCGAATATTATGCTGCCCGTGAGGCTGTTCCCCCAGAGGAGCGTACATATTTTAAACGCGGAAAAATAGAATCTACACCACAAGAATATGAGAGTGATTTATACGGTGGTGGTGGAAATGTTTGGAAAGGCGAAGATGGAAAGTATTATAAAATGGCTGTAGTACCAGCAACCGCACAAGAATACGAATCTGCCCTATGGGGTGGTGACGCTGGGCGTAATGTCTGGAGAGAAAAATAATTTTCCTTCAATAAACTTCTTGACCCCCGAAACCCCTTGTGCTATAGTCTTCTATACACAAGGGGTTTCTAGTGTCTACACAGAACTTGGGCTATGCCTGTATTAATATGACTCTTTCCGATGTACCTGCCAAGCGCAAGGTCACTACCAATCGGACAATGATTAGGAAGACTTTTAATGAACGGGGGATTAATTACGCTGCACAACTTGCTGAACAGAATTTCGTGGACTTGTATAAAATTCTACAATGGAATACAGCAAACGGAATTGGGTTCTATCGTATGTCCTCCGATATGGTTCCTTGGGCATCCGAATTCGGTATCTATAATCTCCCGAACATTGAGCGTGTTTCAGCTTTGCTTCGTAAGTGTGGGGAGTATGCTACCGCAACCAATCAGCGACTTACTTTCCATCCCGGTCCATTTAACAAACTCACATCTTCTAATCCATCTGTAACTGCTAATACCATCAAGGACTTGACGGTACATGCAGATATTCTTGATTTGATGGGTCTTTCTCGTACTCCATACAACAAGATTAATATTCATGTTGGTGCGACGTACAAGAACAAGCCTATGGCTGTTACACAGTTTCTGCACAATTTTGAGTTGCTTGACGAGAAAATTCGTTCACGTTTTACACTTGAGAATGACGACAAGGCTTCACTATATTCTACGCAGGAACTATATAATCTAGTACACAAGCATACAGGTATTCCAATTGTCTTTGACTATCATCATCATTCACTCAATACTGGTGGTACTTCTGAACGTGATGCAATTCATATCGCTGCTTCTACATGGGGCGATATCAAGCCTGTCGTACATTACTCAGAGTCTCGTTCTGCCGAGCAGAAAATCAAGTGCCCTGCCCAAGCACATTCGGATTATGTGTATCGCTATATCGATACTCACGGTCTTGATGTTGATATCATGATTGAAGCAAAGATGAAGGAGCTTGCACTTTTCCGCTATCGTGATATGCACAACAAGGCAGCAGCATGAGTACAAAAGTAAGCCTTTCGTATGGGCCAAATTATCACCTATATCAAGAAATCTTTGATTATGGCAGCATCTATCTAATGGTGCAGGGTCATGAATTTGAGGTATCAAATGATAAAGCCATGATTCAAATTCCAATCGATGTTTGGAAGAAGATGGTTGATGATTGGCCGAAAGTTAAGCATATGTATGATAATCAGCAATCCACAGAAGATTGGGTTGAATCATTAGAATGGCTTGAAAAGACAAATAAGCCAACTGATGAAACTATTATTTTTAAAAAGAGGAACAAATGAGTCTTAATCTAAAAGTTATGAAACAATCTGGGTTTATTAATTTTAAACAGCGTGATAATGGTAACGCTGGATTTGACCTATACGCTACAGAAGAGGGTTCAATTGCGCCCGGAGAAAGAATGGCAGTACCTGTAGGTATTTCCACTTCATTCAGCCCAGAGTATTATATGCGTGTTGCTCCTCGTTCTGGTCTTGCAGTTAAAAGTGGTGTGAATGTACTTGCAGGAGTTATTGATTCAAGTTATAGAGGAGAGTGGATGGTAGTTCTCCACAATACCTCTCAGTTGTATTTTCACTTTGAGTTAGGTGATAGAATCGCTCAAGCAATTCCAGAGAAGATTAGCACCGAAGAGTTTGAATTTGTAGATTCTCTTCTTGCAACAGAACGTGGTGCTGGTGGGTTTGGAAGCACAGGACGATAATATGAGTAGCGCAAGAAAGATTAGAAAAGCCCAACAGGCTATGGCAGAAAAGAATGTTCTTTTCGGTAAATTGCCAGATAAATGTACAGGATGCAGTAAAGACTATGATAAAAAGAATAGAGAACACGTTACAACGTGGTCGGTCACGGTTTACGCACAGAGCGAACGGGTTAACTTATATTGCCCCGAATGTTGGTCTAATGTTAAGGCGTATTTGGAAGATGAAGCAAGGGGATTATTCAATGAGTAAAGAAGCAGTAAATCACCCACAGCATTACAATGCTGGAAAAATTGAAGTAATTGATGCAATTGAAGATTGGAAACTTGGTTTTCATCTTGGAAATGTAGTTAAATATGTTGCAAGAGCAGAGCATAAAAATGATGCTCTTGAAGACTTGAAAAAAGCACGATGGTATCTAGATAGATATATCAAATTTATTGAGGCAACAAAAGATGATAAGACCAAAACAAAGTAATGTTACAGAGATAACCTTTCTTAATTTTAAAGATACCGTAATGGCATCTGATAAACCAGTTGTGATTAAATTTACAACCAGTTCTTGTCACCTTTGCAAAGCATTTAAACCAATATTTGAGAATATCGCTGATGAATATTCTGACAAGTTTAATTTTGGAAATGTAAATACAGTTACACAACAGAATCTTACCAGATTCTTCACTATCGATGGTGTACCAGAAGTTTACATTGTTAATCCAAAAGAGGAAGATGCTGCAAAGCGCGCCCATCTTATGAAATATCCAGAGAAACCAGACGAACGTTCTGGCTTTAGTGAATCATATTTCAAGAAACAATTAGATAAATATATTGACGAAAAAATGTGAGGAGTCAAATGAGCATTCATGGTGTACCAAAATTTGTTGAAACTCTAACTTATGATGATGTGCTTTTGGTTCCACAGTATAGCGACATTGAATCTCGTAAAGAGGTTAGCCTTCAGTCTTGGCTAGACCAAGATAGAGGCTTATCATTTGAGTTACCAATTATCGCTTCTCCAATGGACACAATTTGCGAAGTTAAAATGGCTATCCTTATGGCTAGAATGGGTGGTCTTGGAATTGTCCATAGATACAATACAGTAGATAAACAATGTGAAATGGCAGAGACTATCTTTGAGAATGTTTCTGCCGATAAAGTAGGATTTGCAATAGGAATTAGTGGAGATTATCTAGAACGTGCAAAGCGACTAGTTAGTTTAGGGGCCAGAATTCTATGCGTAGATGTAGCACACGGCGACCATATTTTGATGCAAAATGCACTTACCAACTTAAGAAAGGAGTTGGGTAATGGGCCACACATCATGGCTGGAAACGTTGCGACTCTTGATGGGTTTAATCATCTGGCTGCTTGGGGAGCTAATTCAATTCGTGTTGGTATTGGTGGCGGTAGCATTTGCTCTACTCGTATTCAAACTGGTCATGGAGTTCCTAGTTTGGCTTCTATACTGGATTGCGTGAGGAGTGTTTACAATGTCGCAATTATTGCGGACGGTGGCATTAAAAATAGTGGAGACATTACTAAAGCTATTGCTGCTGGTGCTGATTTTGGAATGGTTGGTTCACTCCTTGCAGGAACAGATGAAACACCGGGAGAAACTTATCTTGGAAAAGACTTACAACCTCGTAAAAGTTATAGAGGAATGGCCTCAAAAGCAGCACAAATGGATTGGAGAGGTAAGGCATCGTCTTTGGAAGGCATTTCTACATCTGTTCCATATAAAGGAAGTGCAAGAGATATTCTTGAACAACTTGATAATGGAATACGTTCTGGCTTCAGTTACTCTGGTGCTAGGAATATTGTAGAGTTTTGGCACAAGGCAAAGTTTGTGCGTCAAACCTCTGCTTCTGCACACGAATCCAGCACACATATTTTGAGCAGAAATGGTGAGTGACAAGTTAAAGCGCATCGCATTAAACTTTCCAGAGAAAACTCAGATTGATTTTTTAATTCGTCTAAGATATGACGATTTTAAAGGTCAGACTGATTTCTTTAGGGAAGTTATTTATGCTTATCTAAACAATGACCCACATATATTAGATTTTGTTGAATCAATAAAAGTAAAAAAATCAATACAAAATAAAAAAAGGAATAAACAAAATAGAAAACTAATTAATGATGGTCAGCAGATTTTAAAAGAATTTGCATTAGATAAGGATGAAATCGAAAATATTTTTGACATATTAGAAGAAAATAATATTGATTTATGATTTTTGTTTACTTTATTACTATTTAAATCTGTAGGAGTTATACAACAATGAGCAAGAGACTATTAAGTGAATCACAAGTAAACCGTTGGGCCAAGCTTTCTGGCGTTAAACTCAACGAGAATTATGGTATGGCTGGTGAACGTGAAGAAGAAGCAGCCCCAGAGATGGATATGGGCGGCGATATGGGTGCCGAAGCTGGTGCCGAAGATATGGGTGCTGATATGGGAGCCGAAGGCGGCGAGTCCGAAATGACAGTTGAGGACGACCAACTTATGGCTATGATTGAGAAAGCAGTTGAAAACGTATTAGTAAAAATGGGTCTTGGAGAGGAAGGTGGAGCCGAAGAAGGTGACGAAGGTGGAGGTGAAGAGGGAGGTGATGAACTCGCTGAACCCGACGCTGGAGGCGAAGCCGAAATGGAAGCTGGCGAAGAGGGTGAAGATGAAACCCTAGCCGAAATGGTTTCAGATGATGAAATCATAAATGAGACTCTCAAGAGAGTTATTAAAAGACTCGTAGGTTAATTATAACAATCATTGTTGTGTAAAACTAAGCCATACATCTTAATTGGTGTATGGCTTTTTTACTTGACATACCCCGTACTTGTGTTATATTAATAAAGCAATGGAGATAATATGCGATTCAATCTATTCGGTAAAAAACGTGTTGAAGATGATGTTGAAGAAGTAGACGAGACAGGCGAAGATAAAGAAAGCGAAGGCGAGTCTAAAGCATTAACCAAAGCACTTATTCCTATCTTGGCTGGTGATGATGAACCAGATATTAGAACTATTGGTCTTTATGGTGAAGTAGAAGAGAAGAAAGTATCAGAGATTATCGGCGGTCTTATTGCACTTGCTGCAACCGCAGAAGTAGAAGAGCCAATCAACCCAGAGAAACCAGAAGAGGGAACTCAAACCGTAATTGACCCTATTGAATTCCTAATCTCTACCCCCGGAGGTAGTGCTGATGATATGCTATCATTGTACGATATGATGCGTGTTATCAAAGCAAAATGCCCAATCCATACTTTTGGTATTGGTAAGGTAATGTCTGCTGGTGTATTAATCCTAGCAGCAGGTACAAAAGGTAAACGTCGTATTGGCAAGAACTGTCGCGTTATGATTCACTCAGTAGCTGGTGGTAACGTTGGTTCCTTCCATAATCTTGAAAACGAAATGGAAGAGATTCGTCATATTCAGAAAACCTATATCAGACTATTGGCTGAAGAAACTAATATGACAGAGGCACAACTTAAAAAGATGATAAATAAGAAGGTAAACGTCTATTTATCAGCAGAGGAAGCAGTAGAATTAGGTATTGCTGACGAAGTATTCTAAAATAGGAACTATTTAAGATATGAACAAACAAGAAATAGATTTAATGGTTGAAAACTTTTTGAAACCACAAAAAAATAACAATAAAAAGCAAATGGATATCAATGAATTATTTTCGTTGATAAACGAAGTTCAACAATCTATTGCTGGTTCTGGTGTCTTAAATGAAGCCCAAGCAAAGCGTTTTAGTGTAGATATCCCCATTCCAAAACTTACACCAACGGAGGCGTGGGGAAATCCAGCCAATCATTCTCGTCAAGAGGTTGATAGAATTTTTGCTTCTATTACCAAACAGGGCGGTATGAAAGAGAGAATACAACATCTTAATTCATTCCTCGATACGAAACAGGCTATTAAAAAGGCTCCGGGCGGAAAGATTAATAAAGTATTGAACGTTCTTCAAATCATTGAAGCATTACAAGCAGCATTGAATGATTATAACGAAGCTTCTGCTGGTTTCGTATTTGAAGGATTTATGGCTGCATTAACAAAAGGTTCACAAGTATCTGAACGTGTTGGCGGTACTTTACCAATTGAGGACTTTATTACAGAAACTGGTGAGAATGTAAGTTTGAAATTGCTAAGTCCAAAAACAGGTATTCACGGAAGTTTTACAAATCTTGTCGATTATTTATTCCTTCGTGGAAATACTGGTGAATCAAAAATCAAATATCTTGTTGCATATAAGGATGTAGAAGGCGACAATGTATCTAAATTGGCAATATTTGATTTTATGATTACAAGAGATAATTTTGTTGATGCAATGATGCAAACTAGAAATCAAAAATTGTTTGGTAATTATGCCAATGAGTTAAAAGCACACACAACTTCTTGGGATGATACGCCAGAATGGCGTTTGAGCATGGCTCAAATAATGAAGAATATTCCGGGCTATGACCAAAAAAGAGGTATGTTTAATAAAATAGATGAAACTGGTAATTTAGTCTCTGCACCATCTGAGGAAGGTGGTGAAGAAGAAGTAGGTGGAAAGGCTGGTTATACACAACGAGCATCAAGCGGATATATGTTGGATTTTGAAAACACAGCCGAAGAAGCAGCACTTAACTATGCAAACAACCCAGAGTCTGCACCAAGTTTTGAGGTTTGGTATCAAAACAATGTTACACCAGAAGTATTAACAAAACTAGGCAAAACATCTGTAAACTCTGTCAAAAAATTTAAAGACCAAATCAAAGCAATATTTGATAATGCTATGGCTAAAAAACAACAAACATTAGCAGAATTTTATTTTGGTAAATTCCACGCAGAAGAGAAACGCTTATTGAATGAGGGTAAACTATCTGGTGGCGAGGGTGGCGCACAATGGTCTATTACAGGCCCAGACTTATATAAACTAAATGACCTTCTTTCAACTGAATTTTATGGTGAACTTAACTTGTCCCAAGCAAATATAGATGAATTGACAAAAATCTATATTGAAAAGATTGGTGAAGATTTGATGAAATTACTACAAACTACAAAAGACTTTACCGAAAATATCGGTAAATACTTTAGTTCTACTGATAGAACCGAAGCGATTGCAGCAAATCAAACAGCAATCAACCAAGGTGGTCAAATCATTACCACACTAGCAACAGACCCAGCAGGTTTAACGCAAGAACAGCAGCCAGAAGTTTAATTAAGCACTTGACATTTTCTAATATCTGGTTATAATTCCCCTATACTTTGAGGTTCGTATGAGCAAGGAATATTGTAATGGTCGCACACTAAGCGAGAAAATCCTTAGTGGCGCAAATGTATTGGCTGATAATGTTGTTTCAACATTAGGGCCAAAAGGAAGAAACGTAATTCTTTATGATGGTAGCAAACCTGTAATTACCAAAGACGGTGTTACAGTTGCTAATTTTATTGAGTTATCTGACCCATTTGAGAATTTGGGTGTTCAAGTAATTAAGCAAGCCTCGCAACAAACCGCTGCACAGGCTGGCGATGGTACTACTACTAGCATCGTCCTAGCCCGTGCAATGCTTCGTGAGGCACAGAAGTATATTAGTGCTGGTGTATCCCCTATTGACCTTAAACGTGGAATGGACGCCGCTGCAAACGAGATTGTATCTGTTATTAATGAGATTGCAGTACCAATATCAAGCGAGCAAGAGATTGAGGATATCGCCACTATCTCAGCCAACAATGACCGTTCTATTGGTAAATTAATTGCTACTGCCGTAGATAAGGTAGGTAAAGACGGGGCTATCACTATTGAAGAAGCACGTTCTATGGAAACCTCTCTTGATATTGTAGAGGGCTTCCGCTTTGATAGTGGATATCTAGCAACTGCTTTCGTCAACGATGAACGTCGTGGCGTCGTAAAATATGACGACCCATATATTCTTGTAACAGACCACAAACTTGAGACTGTAAATGAAATGCTACCAGTTCTTGAATTGGTTGCAAGAGAGGGTAGACCTCTTGTTATCGTTGCAGATGATATTGAAGGACAAGCACTTGCCTCTCTTATTATGAACGCAGTCCGTGGCTCTATGAAGGTTGTAGGTATCAAAGCACCAAGATACGGAGAGGAGCGCAGAGCAATTCTAAAAGACTTGGCTGTTTCAGTTGGTGCTACCTATGTATCTACAACGCTTGGAATGAAACTTGGAGCAGTTAAACTTACAGATTTCGGTCGTTGTAAGTCAATTGAAGTTTCCAAAAATCTAACAACAATTGTGGGAGGCAAAGGTTCTTATGAACAAATTGACCAACGGATTGAATCACTTAAGTCTGAAATGGCAAGCACAGATAGCATCCACGATGCCCAACGTATACAGGAACGTATTACGCGCCTTGCAAGCGGCATTGCCATTATTCGCGTAGGTGCTGCTACAGAAGTTGAAATGATTGAGAAGAAGCATCGTATCGAAGATGCTTTGGAAGCAGTTAAGTCGGCACAACAAGAGGGTATCTTGCCCGGAGGTGGTGTTGCACTATTGCGTGCAGCAGAACTACTCAAGCGAAATGCAATGAAGGCCGATGATTTGACTGAAGCAGAGAAGATGGGTTTCCTAATTGTAGAGCGTGCTTGTTATGAGCCTGTTCGACAAATGGCATTAAACGCTGGTGAATCACCAGACTTAATTATCCAGACAGTAGAACTTGCAGGTAAGGAAGAATGGTTTGAGGGCTACGATTTTAGAACAGGAACCGTAAAACATATGGTTAAAGCTGGCATTATTGACCCCGCAAAAGTCACTCGTTGTGCAGTACAAAATTCTGTATCTGCGGCAGGAACTTTAATTACTACCAACTATGCTGTTGTCAAAGTATAAACTAATTATATGTAGATAGCATTGCATGTAATGGAGGGTTCTATCGTGGGTACTACTGACCAAGATATGTCTGATTTGAAAGAAGCAATAGTAAATTTAGATAAAAAACTTGATAGACTAGTAACCACGGTAGACACTATAAAATCCGCGCAAGACTTATTTGCACAAGATATGCAAAAGATTAAAGACCCCGACACAGGCATATATCCACGTATACGAACATTAGAACAATGGAAAGATACACAATCTAAGTTTATGTGGATATTTGCCACCAGCATGGCTGGTGTTATAGCAAAAATAATTTGGGACTTGCTATCGTTGCCAAGATAAGTTATACTTCTTAAATGGAGTATGAATGTCAGATAAAATTAAAAGAGAATATTGTTTATTTAAAATCAATAAATCTTCTTATAAAACCGTCAATAATGATAAAGTAATCTGGCAATGGGATAATATGTACAATTATGCCCGTCTTAAGCCAGCTAAAAATCGCTCTGGTAATCTATGGACAAAGAGCGGTGTTCTGTTTGTAGACGAAATTCCACTAGCAGTCAATTTAGGTAAAGGACGAGATTGTGTATACGTCCATCCGATTTACCTTGACAATCTCCCCGAAGTATCTTATGTTAAGAGGTATGCTAGAGAAGTGGAGAAGTATCTGCAACTGCATGGTAAGTATGAAAATACCAAAGGATATCTCCCACTAAGCATAGATATTATACAAGAAATAGCGGAGATTATACTAAAATGAGAGTAGGAATTACATATTCTGTCGAATTAGAAGATATACCTCAAGAAATCATTAATTTGTTAGACGAAGTTTCTTTTCCAAATAATATGGATATTAAAGAAATTAATGATAATATTAGTGATAACAATATGTTAAAGGCTTTAGAAAACATACATCACCTTCGTAAGAGTCTTAGTAGTATAGATTACAGACTACAGGATTGCGCGGCTATCATAACGGGTTATACTAATACTGTAGCAAAGAAAGTAACAACTGACACCAGCGATGAATCGTCCAACGAAGGGTGATTTAGTTCATATACCAGCAAATTGCTGCATGTATGACCCGAATAACATTAAGAATCCACAGAGATATTATATTCCAACAGCCCCAATGATGGGGGTGTTGTTAGATTCAATTAATGAAGAAATGACAACAGTTTATGTCAATGGCGATTATTGGGCCACCGAGAACGAAAACATCTACCCATTTAAACAAAGGAGCGAAGATGGTTAAACTTACTGAGATTTTTCAAGAGTCTATGTCAACGAAGATTGGAGTTCGTGAGGTTTATATCAATCCTAATCATGTTGTAATGGTACGAGAGGATATGAACTTTGGACGATATTTGCAAGAGGGCAAACTAAACGATTTAGGCGTTAACCAAGCAATGCGATTCACTCGTATTTCAGTCCGCAATAGTGGAACAGGAAATTATGAAATTGTCGTGTTTGGAGACACAGAGGCGGTGTACGAGAAGATTCGTACATCACAAAAGTCACTTCTAAAGGGGTAAATATGATTTGGACTGTAATTGGATATAAAGATGGAAAGTCTGTTGTTCACACTTTTCATGGTTCACAGAATGGTAAAGATTCAATTAGCGATGCCTACAAGGTTTTTCCGGGCATTGAAGTCGTTGCTATCGTAGCAGGTAATCACCTATCTTCAACTTATCTCAAGGAGAAAAAGTAATGGGTCGTCCTAAAGGTTCAAAGAACAAGCCAAAGACTGATTCAAATGGTGTTAAACTAGAAGCCCCAAAGAAACGTGGGCGTCCTGCTGCTTCTAAAAATACCTCTGCTATGAAGGTAGAAGCACCAAAGATTACCAAGCGGACACGCAAACCAAAGTCTGTTATTGTATCTACTGAAAATGAAACAGTAGAAGATAGTGGGCCTGTCTATACCTATCTTGATAATTATTTAAATCCGTTTGAGGATACCACACATTCTTTTGAATGTCGCTTTGAAGAGACATATGAGTGGGGTAATATTATTCCACCAAAAGCAGATGCTAAAAAGAAACTTGGTAATTATTCGTCCTGTCGTGTACCAGTAAAACCAGTTTCAAAAACGCTTTATCCTATTGTTGCTTATATTGAGGTAGACGTTGAATCTTTGCGTAGTCAAGGATATAGTGATAGAGATATCTACGCTGGTTGTGTCAATTATTTAAATCGTAATCAAAGTAAATCCAAACTCAAGAGATTTGGTAATTTACTACCATATTATTTTAAGGTTCTTGCAAACGGTAAGTTGTCTGCAATGTTCCTAACTGACGAGAAGAAATCAAAAATGTTTTGGGGGGAGGGAGAATGAGAACAACGAAGCATGTATCAAAGCCTTGGGGTCACGAAGAGATTTGGGCACAGACAAGCGATTATGTAGGTAAAATCCTTTACATCAATCGTAATTCTAAATTATCTCTACAGTACCATCAACAAAAGGAAGAGACTATTAGGGTCTTGAGGGGTAGATTATATCTCCACTATGGAGAGAATAAGGATAGTCTACAAATCCTAGAAATGGTTGAGGGTGATACCTACCATGTTCTACCAAACCATATTCATCGCTTTGAAGCGCGTGAAGAAGCAGTAGAATTGGTTGAGGTGTCTACAAACCATTTACATGATGTTGTAAGAATCGAAGATGATTATAGTCGTGTTAGAGAAAAATCTAGTGATTTCCCGTCAGTATAATCTAATAAGTTAATAATTAAAGGCATCTATTTGAGGTGCCTTTAATTGTTTTTATGCTATTTATATCATAAGGTCGCTACAGTTATGAACGAAATAAAGAAGTTTTTAGGTGTTTGGAACAATCATCTTGAACGCAAAGATTTAATTTGCGAAATGGATGAAAGGCACATCGATGCTATCCAAGATGAAATTAGAAATGCAGAAAGTGGTAGAGCAACTGATATGCCATTCAATGATATTTTTGGTATGCCAGAAGCGGGCAATCCAAAAACCAGAATCATAATGCCATATGGCAATGAAGATATTGAGAACTTTAAATTTGCTCTTGATAATATTGAACAAAAAGTCAGAGCAGAATTAAGAAGAGAACAATTAAAATGGGACGAAGAAGGAACAGGTAATGTTAAAAGTTTTCGACCCCCTATGTGGCAAGTTGTAGAACAAACTGTTCAACAAAAACAAAAACCACAAGGTTGGCAAGAAGGCGACCCAATTCCAACCATTGAAAAAACAACTGGTAATATTGTTCTACAATATTTTTTCATACCATCAAAAGGTGAAGGAAAAGAGCGAAAAGTAGAACTAAGTTTTGCAAAAGGGCTTCAAAAATATCTACCAGAATTTTTTCAATGGTGGCAAGGTGGCAAAGGTAAAGAAGGAAAACACGCTTTCTTTACTAATAACGTAGTGCTATTGGAACAATTAGTTGGTTTGGTTAATGGAGGCTATTATGAGCCTTCAAAAGCAGGAGCATCAAGTGGTATGATATTATTCTCTCGTCACCCCATTGACGTATTGAGAATGTCAGATTTTAAAAAGGTTAAATCTTGTCACTCACCACCAGAAAAGGGTGGTGAATACTGGAATCGCTGCCGCATGGAAGTAAAAGATAATGCTGGTGGCGGTGTATTATTTACCGTGACAACAGAAGAGTTTGAGAAACTATTTCCAGACGGAGAAGTGCCGCAAACTGGAGAAAGATTTACGGTGATTATAACACACAATTCAGAGGAAGTAGTTTTCAATTCTTTGCTCAAAAACAAAAAGATAAATTCATTAACCAAGAAGGGAAATGGATAATTCCAGACCCATATGAACTCACAAGATACGGTGGTTCATACGAGGATTCTCTTAGTGTAGGTGATAATTTTCTAGAATTAATGAACTATGTTTCGACACAAGCAAGTGTGGAATTAAGCAGTCAAACACCAAAGTATGGCGAATTAAAGCAAGTGCTTCAATCCAAATCTATTCGTTGGGGTGGCGCACCAAATATTGAAGCATCGCTTGAAGATGATACGAATGAATGTACGCCACTTATGGATGCTTGTGACCAAATCAATAATTCATCCTACGGAATCCTAGACCTAATGGCAACCGCAGAATGTCATAACGACCCTCCATATGCAGATTTAAATGGATATCTGGTTGCTTATATTCCATTTGATAATTTAGAAAGATGGTTCCGTGAAGAATTGGTACAGTCAAGAAACAATAACTATCAAAAGCAAAGAGAATTTGAGAGAGTCTTTAAACGCGACGACCCTCTTGGCGATATCGCAGGAGTTGGTATAGAATATATGGATTTACCTTTTGAAGATGTTGAAATTTCTGTAGAACCACATCCAACGACAGGCGATTTATCTGCTAAAGTTCAACTACAGTACCAAGGAACGTCAACTGACGCAAGAGAAATTATATCCCGTGGACGAGATGCAAAATCCTTTACAAACAGAGTAACTCAAGAACAACTCCATGCTGCCGTTCATCAAGCATTTGAAACATTGGGTTGGGCCAAAGAATCTCCTTATTCTGCTAAAAAAAGTATGATTGAATCTTTTTCTGATTCACTTGATGATTTAGAGAATTTTGATTATGAGATAGGTGATAACAAAGCGTGGTTTGAATATAAAAATATAATACTTGATGAATTTATAAAGGATTTACCTCAAGAATTTGTCACAGAAATTCAATCTCCTGCAAGCCGCGAAGCGATTGTGAGCGAGTTTGCTTACAACTTTAGACAAGCATTTAATAGAAGGGCAGCACAATATAAAAATGAAATAGCAAGACAAATGCCATTGTTTGCTGGTGTTCAAGAGAATAGCGATGTAACCTTTATGAACATGCCTGTATTTATTGAACCTTCCATGTTAATGATAGATAACTACCGTGGTGGGTTTCCAGCGACACCAGAAAAGAAAACACTTGAAATTAGATTTTTCTTAAAGATAGTTCTTGATAAAACATTAACAGACGACCAGATTGAATATGCATTAAGATTTATTCAACACATTGTCGATGATGAAGATGTTATACTGAATATTGCACATGCACAATTAAATCAAGTGTTATCCACTCCCGCTCTCGTTTCTTTGAAAGAGGGAAAAAAGAAGATTACCATTCAAGAAGCAAAAGAAATGCGTAAGAAACTGAAAGAGTGGATGAAAGCCAAACAAGGAAAGAAATAATATGAACCTAAATAAATGGAAGAAATTCTTGTTTGAAGAAGAACAAGAGGTCAAGAAATTGAGAGTCTTTGACCTTGATGATACCCTTGTTAAGACTTCTGGCAAAGTAAAACTAACCTTACCAACAGGACAGTTTAGATATCTAGACCCTGCTGAATATGCTGTATATGAACCAAAAGAGGGTGAAACCTATGGTGAAGATGCATATGAGCAATTCCATTCTCTAATCGACCCACGAATGATTAAGTATACAACTTCAATTTTTAAGAGTGTATACAATGCTGGTCTTGGAGAACAAAGAAAACTAGCGATTCTAACTGCCAGAGGGCCAATGGTCAAACAAAGCCTTGAAGATTGGCTAACCAAAGCCGTCAAGATAAATCCAAGAGATATCGAAATAATTACGTTGGGTGATTCAGACCCTTTAAAGAAAAGAGAATGGATTGAACAACAAATTATGGACGGTGGCTATAACGATATTGAATTCTTTGATGATAGTGAGAAAAACGTTAGAGCAGTAATGAGTCTTAAAAATGATTATCCACATATCAAATTAAGGTCTAGACGAGTTGTTGCTGATATCCATGAGGAAACATAATGGAATCCGAAGAAAGAGATAAATTATTAAAGAAAATTAAGAAGTTAGAAAAAGAATTAAGCGTAGCGTCTGCAATGATAGCCGAATTGCAAGATGAAAATTCTATGCTTTGGGACTATATGGAAGAACTAAAACGGTCAGATATGCAAGCATTGCAAGAAATTCAATCCAAGTTTATGGAAGAATTGTTTAAATCTGTAAAGACCGTTGGTGATGCGTAGAATAATATTAGAGATTGGGGATTTAGTAGTTTTAAAAGATAAGAAATACAGAAAGAAAACAATTAGAGATAAACTATTTAAATCCGAGTTCACACAAGATATTGGTATAGGTATAATAACTGAAAAGTTAGAGGAACTTTTTGTTTTGCCAGATTTAACTTTAGAAGAGTTTTCTGAAGAAATGACCATTTATGATTTAGCAGAAAAGCAAACACCAAAAAAAGTTCCTATTCAAACCACAATAGTTCGCGTATTGTGGATAAAATTAGACAAAAATAGATGGGAATACGAAGAAGATTTACAAATTTATAAAGCCCCCTAAAGGAGACAGAGCATGAATAGACGCTTTTCTATTGGTGATTTGATTGAACATACATATCGATATGCAGTAAGAGTAGAACGAGATACAAAATTTTATATGCCAGAAGAACCAGAAGAACGAACAGAACCAATTATTTATATAAAAGATAAAGAAACCCTCTTGATAGAAGCCGAAGAAGATGATATGTTTGTTGTACGTCCAATAGGAAAGGAAGCAAAAGAAGTACCATATAGAATTTCTCTTACTAATGGTTGCTTTAAGATGCCCAAAGATTATATTGAGAAACACACAAAACTGGTGAATTAATGTTTGAGATAGGCGATATCCTTATTCTTAAGGAAATGCAAAGAAGTTCGGATAAATATACTGAAACAATCCTTTCAGAGAAATTACTGATGGTAACAGGAATAGACGAAACACCATATGAACATTATGTAGTGGAGTTCCCATTCAGCAAAGCATCATCTGAAAAGGTTGTTCGTTCTAAAGAGTTTCTAGAGTCATATTATGAAATTTATGACGGTAAAACTCCAATAAATCAATCATAAACTTTTCTCTTGACACCTTAAACCATCTGCGATATAGTATAAGCATGAAGATTGAAGAACGCCTCGCCGCTCTCTCCTCTTTGCCCCTTAAGGGTTGGGAGATTAATTTTTACAAGTCTTTCAAGGATGCAACCTCTCTCACAGAGAAGCAGTTGGCTACTCTTGAAAAGATTGAAAAGCGTTTTGCTGCTGGTAAGCAGAAGGAGCGCGCAGATTGGATTGCTTCGTGGGATAGTGATAAGCGTAACCGTTTTGTGTTTGCGTGCAAGTATCTTCGCTCACATACTGTCCCAAGAAAGTATCGTGTTAAGTATATGGCTATTACAAGTTATCTCCATGACCCTGTAGCCTATATTCCCGATGAAAAGTCATATCGTACTATTGTGGAGAATTCCCATGTTGTCAAGGCTTATAATGCGTATTGTGCTGCTGCCAAGTATTCTGTTGGTGATATGGTTTATGTGAATAAGTCACAGTATGCTACAAAGAAGGGTAAGCCTTCCGATAAGGAATTTCATTGGACAGGCATTATCACAGAGGTTAGAGAGAGTGATGTTGTTTCTCTTCATACCCGTGATTATGTTGTAGAGCCTATCACGCCTGTTTTGTACGAGACTGCTCCTCACATTGTTAAGGAGTATTGTATGCGCCGCTTTGTTGCAGGAGGCTAAATTTAAATAAGACTCGCTATGGATTTATTTCCTTGTTGTTATAATTATATCGTATCACGGGGCTGATACACTAATATTTATGGTTATCCCACGGGTCTGTTCTTTTCCCGTGGCTCTCTCAATATAGATTCAGTTTTGACTATATTGATGATAGATTAAGAACTAGCGATTAGACGGCGAAAACGGTCAAAAGCCCCACCAATTTAAATCTGTAGCGAGTTTTATTTAAGTTTAGTCTCATGCACAAAATCTTTGATGTAAAGCCCTGTCCCAACAAAAGTTATTACCATGTGCAAGCCATATGGGTTGCTCACGGTACTAGTCCAACTTGGGCTACATTGCATAAATGTGTTATACCACAAGAATGGATGGATTATGCAGACGGAAAACGAGACAGACCCATTTGAAATAGGTGATATGCTTCGTTACGATAAGTCACATATTAAAGGATATATGGCAGAATATTTTATTGTAACGGACATTACATATATCATGGGTAATCCTGTACGATACGACCTAATTCAGTTAGATGATAACTACAAGTGCAAACTTGACATTGGCTCACCATCACACAAGAGGTTCATAAAAATATCATGATTTCAAAGATTGGTACATTTCTTATTGACCTAACCGTAAAGGTTGTTCTGCTTACATTCTTTTGGACGTTGTTCCAAACTATTCGTTCCGTAGCGGGTTATTGATGTTTGATGTTGGAGATTTGGTTAAACATTTTAACGAATCAGAGGAACTATATGGGATTGTTACTAGGTTTGGTTCAATACAGGGTGGACATTCTACTTACTATGTTCATTGGTTTAGTAACGGTGAGTTCTCTTCTGAACATGATTGGCTTGAATGGGAATACGAATTAAAGAGGGTGTAATATGGTTGAAGTTATATGCGGCGGTATGTTCGCTGGAAAATCTGAAATGCTTATCCACAGGCTTAAGCGCGCCGCATATGCGAAGAAGAAGATTGTAGCATTTAAGCCAGCAATCGACAATCGCTATTCTGTTAGCGATATTGCCTCTCATTCGGGACATACGATTAATTGTATTGCCGTTGCAAATGCTGGAGATATCCTAAAATATCTAAAGGATGAACAAGTCGTCGGTATAGACGAAGCGCAGTTCTTTGACAGTTATATAGTTGATGTGGTTGATATCCTTCAAAGAAAGGGTATAGACGTTTATATCGCTGGTTTAGACCTTGATTCAATGGGTAAGCCATTCGGTAGTATGCCTTACTTGCTTTCAGTAGCAGAAAAGGTTACAAAGATATCAGCGGTGTGCATGAGTTGTGGAGCAGATGCTACACGCTCGCAACGTCTGATTAAGACAACCGAACAAGTTTTAGTGGGTGCAGCAGATAGTTATGAGGCTCGTTGCTTCGATTGCTGGTATCCACAATAGTTTAGGGGGCGTAAAGGTTTCGACAGGGTAAAAGATAAGAATAGTGCAGGTAGTCAATGATTTCTGACTTTAAAGTAATCAAAATGTTAAGTGCCAATAATACAGCACACTTCGATTCTCTCGCTCTAGCAGCATAGTATCGATGGGGTTTCTTAAGACCTTATAACCAAACTTAAGATAACAGGTCAAACCTGCGAAAACAAAAGGGAAATGGTTATCCATCTTTTAGATGGTGGAACGCAACAGGACTGTAAGCGTTGGTGGAACCACAGTCTATCTTTGTTTATTTCTGATAGTAAATAGACTAAACCTGTGAATGACTTGAATTTGAATTTGCTTTGGACGCGGGTTCGACTCCCGCCGCCTCCACCACTTATGGTGATAAATGTTCCAAATAGGTGATTTAGTATATTACGGAAAACTAAAAGAAATGGGCGTTGTGGTAGACATACTCCACCGCGCCGAAATCTATAAATACAAAGTGCATTTCTTGGAAACTAATTTTGTTTGGACATACGATAAAGATGAACTAACAAGAATTCAAGATGCTTAAGAAAAGTTTTTTACCCTCTTGACAAGATGAACGAGAGCGGATAAGATATAAAACGATGGAAGCATGACCGAGAGGCTTAAGGTAGCACTTTGCTAAAGTGCCGTGCCCTAAAAAGCACCGCAGGTTCAAATCCTGCTGCTTCCGCCACTTAAAAAGAGAACAAAAAAGTTTTCTAAACCCCTTGACGGGGGAGATAAGGCGAGATAAGATATAAGGGTGAGGGCGAGAAACCTCACGACTCCTTGAAAACGCAATAAGAAATGTGAACGAAAAGAAAGTTTAAGAAACCTCTTGACGGGAGACTTGAGAGAGGTTAAGATAATAGGGTAAGAAGAAAGCAGCGAGGTTCAAGCCCTCGCGATGAATGTGGGGTTAGCGCAATCGGATAGAGCAACAGGTTTCTACCCTGTAGGTTGGGGGTTCGAGTCCCTCACTCCACGCCACTTTGGCAGACTAATTGAGAACGCTATTAAATCTGTGCAATATTGACTGATGCAACCATTTTAGGCGGGTAGCGCAGCGGTCAGCGCAGTTGGCTTATATCCAATTGGTCGTGGGTTCAAATCCCACCCCGCCTACCATTTCGATGATTGTGAGATAATCAATCTGACTCGCTGGAAAGACAGCGGTTTATGGCTTCTTGGTGGAACGGTATACACAACTGACTTAAAATCAGTCGCCCTTCGGGCTTGCGAGTTCAAATCTCGCAGAAGCCACCACTTTTGGGAAGATGGTGTAATGGCAGCCACGGCAGACTCAAAATCTGCTGCTTAACAAGCGTGCGGGTTCAAGTCCCGCTCTTCCCACCACATCATGCCAAAATAGCACAGGGGTAGTGCAGCGCATTTGTAACGCGCAGGTCGTCGGTTCAAATCCGACTTTTGGCTCCACTATGGTCGCATCGTCTATCGGTTAAGACTCAAGATTTTCATTCTTGCGAGCGGGGTTCAACTCCCCGTGCGACTACCACTTTAAAAATCGTTATAATGGGCTGGTAGCTCAATTGGCAGAGCAAAAGACTCTTAATCTTTAGGTTGTGGAATCGTCCTCCACCCAGCCCACCACTTAAATCGCGTATGGTGAATATAGTTCAGTTGGTTGAGAACATCGGTTTGTGGCACCGAAAACAAGGGTTCAAATCCCTTTATTCACCCCACTTAAAAATAGAAAAAATGGGATGGTAGCTCAGTTGGTAGAGCACCGGACTTTTAATCCGAGGGTCGTGGGTTCAACCCCCACCCGTCCCACCACATTATACAGGTATGGCTCAGTCTGGTAGAGCGTCGCGTTTGGGGCGCGAAAGTCGTAGGTTCAAATCCTGCTACCTGTACCATTTAGGGGAAGTTGCAAGTGTTGGTAGTTTGCAACGGACTGTAAATCCGTTACCGTTGGTCGTCGGGAGTTCGATTCTCTCCTTCCCCACCATTTAATAAGTAATTACAGGGGTATAGCTCAGTTGGTTAGAGCGTTTGACTGATATTCAAAAGGTCGCAAGTTCGATTCTTGCTACCCCTACCACTACGTCCGATTAGTTCAGTTGGTTAGAACAACAGACTGTTAATCTGTGGGTCGCTGGTTCAAGTCCAGCATCGGACGCCACTTTAAAGAGAGAATATGAAAGACACAATCAAGCACCATCTACCTCAAGTAATTACCGAAGTAGATAAGCGGCTTTCAGTATTAAAGTCCGTGACTGATTGGCAGTCATTTTCTACTAAATTGAAGTCAGAGTTGATTTCAAATATTGTAGAAACCTCGTTCGCTACCATTATTCCTAATACTGTAGACCCAAAGCGGGATGCAGAACCCGACTTGTATATTGATGGTAATGCATTAGAATTAAAAACCTCAAAGACTACAACTACTTGGAGAGGTGGAGAATTCTCAAAGCGAGACTCCGACTATCTCTTGATTGCATGGGATGAAGAAGATAATGCGTTTAAATGGTTTGTTTGTTGGACGCATCTAAAAGAAATTGATTGGAAATCTTCCAAATCATCTAGTTATTATGCTACTACCATAGATATTGATGATGTTCTAAAATTAGAGCAAACTGAAATTCTAATGGGCGATGTAGTTAAAAAGCGTATAAAAAATCATATACGTTTCTAACCCCGCTATTGATAGTATCTTTAGCCCGATACCGCAAGACTTAACGGTTTTGCGGTATTTCTTTTTCCTCTTGACAGCCTAAAGGGGCCGTGCTATATTGATTGCATGAAAAGCGATTTCTCCATCAAGTCCATTTCTAAAAAGCAAGCAACCGACATTCTCAAGGAGTATCACTACCTTTCTTCTATCTCGCGTGGATTTAAGAGCGGGCACAACTACGGACTTTTTAAGAACGACGTTCTTTGCGGCGTCTGTATTTTTACAGGTCTACCTGCACCCGAAATTGCAAAGGGTTGCTTTGGCCTTGAACGCGCCAATCAAGATGGTCTTTTTGAACTCTCGCGCCTGTGCCTCTCTCCCGATGTGCAGAGCGAAGAACATAACCTTGCTGGCTGGTTTTCCGCAAGAGCAATCAAGCAGTTGTGTAAGGATACCAACGTGCGTGCTATCCTTTCCTACGCTGACAACGACTTTCATAGTGGCGTTGTGTATGCTGCAACGAATTGGAAGTATTATGGTCTGACTGATATCAAGAAAGACTTTTGGTTTAAGCAGGAAGATGGAACCTTTATCAAGCACAATCGCGGCAAGGTGAAGGGAGCAGAAGGAGAATGGCGAGAGCGTAGCCGCAAGCATCGTTTCTTGAAGGTGTTTGACCGTTCTCTCAATGTTCTGTGGAACGAGCAGAAGTGGGGTAACAATGTTTGAGATTGGTGACCTTGTTGAAGCAAAAAGTCTTAATCCTATGACGAATCGCAAACTAATAGGAATTGTCGAATCAATTATAGATGGAAAGGTTGGCGTTCGTTATTTAAATGCTAATGAATTTGGTATTGATAATTTTCGTAATGAACTTTCAGTTTACACAAATCCCCTTGACTATCTCCGAAAGGTTGATAGTATAGATGAACGAGGTAACGAATGAACGAGAACTATGCTGGCGTGCTTGTGTTAGCAGGTATTGTTTTGCTTAATTTTATGATTGGATTTTGGTGTGCTTCTGCTTTTTGGAAAGAGGATACCTTCAATTGTACCAACACTTGTAGTGGTAGACATTCGATTTATAATACTGATACTAAAATTTGTTATTGCGAGGCAGAAACTAAATGAAATATAAAGCAAAAGTATGGTATAACGAAACCTACGAGAAAGTCGTGGAGTTTGAGATTGATGTTGATATTCCAGCAGACTTAAACGAAGATAATCGTGCCAATCTAATTTATAATTCTATTGAAAATAAGATGCATGATAAGTTTGATGAAATGATGGAACAAGACGAGCGTTTGCGTTTTGAGATTGACGATGTTACATTCAAAAAGATAGAGTCAACAGAATGAGATTAAGCCCCGAAAATCCTTGGGTATTCATTGAGAATACAAACGCTGACGACTTTCTGAAAGAGGTTCTCAAACTTGGGAAACCTACAGAAGTATCAGTAGTTGGAGTGTTTGGCAAGGACGGACGAGGCAGCACACAAGATATGGACTTGCCTCTACACCATGATGGGGACTATTCAGCCCGCAAGGCAGCAGAAAAGGGCTTGACATTTGATAAAAAGATTGACATACTTGCTCTCTACTGTTTGAACGGTGGAGATACAGTTACTACCCTTGAGTGGGATAGGGGATACGAAGAGGTTGTCTTTAAGACAGGGCAAGCCTTAATCGTTGATAATCATTTATGCCGCCACGGTAGGCGAGGTGCGGTAGGAGATAGACTACTGCTTCGTGTTTGGATTGAGAGAATTAACTAAAATATTGGAGGAACCATGAGAAGCATTTTGACAGAAGAACTTGGAAGTTATACAGGCGTTGTAATGTTCGGAGCCTCATGGTGTATGCCGTGTAGGTTTGCAAAGCCAATTGTTGAACGATTATCGGATAGTAGCAAGGTTCCTGTTGCCTACTATGATATTGACGACGGACAAGATTATGTACGAACACTTGGAATTCAATCAGTACCGACATTCATTCGATTTAATAGTGGAACACCGACAGGTACAAGGTTAATCGGTGCAAGCGAAGATGGACTTAAGGTTCTTTTCGGAGTTTAAAAGTTGTCAATTTGAGCAATCATCCGTTCTGTAGTCTTGGTTACAGAACGGTTTTTGCACATAGGATATAGTGTATCTACCAAACAGGAGAAACTGTGGAAATCCCCCAAACTTATATCAATCAAGCCGTAAAGCCTCGTGGTAATACCGTAAACGAGCGTCTTACTTACCTTCTTGATTGGTATGTAAATACGGGTACAAAGGTTGGTAAGGACTCTGATTGGCCTTATCAGATTGAATTCTGTGGTATTATGGCACAGCATGGTAATACGCTGCGACCCGTACTGTTGAGGGAAAACGATGAAGATACGCGAAATGCCATTATTAACTTTCTTCCTGTTGTTGAGTATATGCGAAATAGTAATCGCTCTGCTGCTGGTATTGCCTTTTTTACCTATCTTTACGTCGAACTAAATAAGGTGATTTCGTAGTCGTCTAGTTTTGTAGTCTAAACTACTTGACAAGGCACCCCACCTGTTATAAGATGTAGGCATGAAGAACGTACCACCATCCCGCGACTTTCAGATTGGCGATTTCGTTATGCAAAGGCGTCTGCATGGTCGTGACCCTTTTTGGTATGGAACCATCTTTGGCTATCATTTTGTGAATGACCGTAAATTCTATCTTGTTGATTGGGTAGACGTTCACAAACCTACTCCCGAACGTGCTGAAAACCTTATTTGGGTGGCATAATGCAGTTTCAAATTGGCGACTTGGTTAAATATCGTAACGCTCTCTTGAGCGATACGTCCAAGTATGTTGGCTATATCAGCAAGACCGCTAATAACGGTTACGAGGATATGGCTTACATTGAATGGATTAGTCACAAAATTCACGAACTCCCGTATGGATTTACGGGTTTCATCTATATGTCAAAATTGGAGAAAGCATGAAGTGGCGTTATGGTATTGTGAAGTATCGACACAAACAAAACGAAAGGATACGCTTTTATGGTATTGGCGAACTTTTCTACGATACCGACCCGCTAAAGGTATATGCTTGTACGCAAGAGCCTGTAGAAGTATATACTGACGCTGATGCAGAAAACGAGGAAGAAATCCGAGAAAGCATAACTTGGCAACTCAATGCCGTGCTTAAAGATATTGCAAAGTTCCCTGTTTTTGACGTTGATGGGCCTTTTGAAAAGTACCCCATTGATGTAGACGAGGAAGAATGGGTAGAATTGACCGAAGAAAAGTTGAAGGAACTATTCGGTAAGGAAGGTCACCAAGAAGAGGTTGCCGACGAGGGCTTGCAAGATTACATTAAGAGCATCCAAGAGGAGCAGAACGAGTGACCACCGAGTACCAAGTTGGTGATTTGCTTGATGTTACGCCAAATACCATCGGCGCACCCACCTCTCGCGTGTTAGTTGAGAGTGGCCCCCATTCTATGTGTAATAGCGACGGCGAAGATTGGTGGTTAGAATGGCGTTGTGTTTCGCTTCAGACAGGTAAGCGAATTAATATCAGTAGCCATTTCCCGAATGTTTATGATATCAGAAAGGTGTCATAACACTATAGTTTGTGCTATTTATAATAAATTGGAGTAATTTTAAATGATTAAACGCGCTTTGCTTATCGCATTACTATTTTTACCAACCCATAGTGTCGCCCATGCTGGTGACGACGAAGAGGATAGAAAGGTAGTATATAGACAGAAAACAGAGATTGATTTTGAAGATTTAGAGATTGAAGGAATTTTACAGAAGCCACAGTCTGCTCTTGTATTAGAGAGAAAGAAGGCCAATTTTAATCCGCTTGTCAAGTTAAGAACAGATTGGAACGAGGAAATCGCTTCATCTGTTGATGAAATTAAATAACCACAATTAAAAGGAGTTTTTATAGTGTCTCGTCCATTTATTGATTTTGATAGTGTCTCTAATACCAATAACAGCAAGAATGTTATTGCGTGTCCTACGCACGGTGATTATCCCGCTTCTATGAAGAATTATGGGTGTCCCGATTGCGTCAAGGAGCGAGAGGAATACGAGGAAGAACTTGAGGAATTGAGCAATTCGCGTGTTCGTCGTTTCAACGGACGCCGATGAATGAAGCATTAGTATTAGAAACCTTTGAGGTTAATGAAAGATACGAAGATAATTCTGTAAAAGCAACCGTTTATTGTATGATGCCCCCGTGGCGTGGGGCGTTATTCGTGAGAGTATCTACAAATTTAAATAAGAGAGAAACGCTTATTTTTAAATCCGACGACAAGGGAAAAGTGCTTGATTGGTCAGAACTTGAAGGAATAGGCGACGTTATACCTCACGATGAAATGATGATAAGGATAGGCTATCGACCCCGTGAGCCGTGATACAGAAAAACTACTTGACCTTCCCCCGCATATGAGATAAGATGTAGGGGAAGGTTGAGGAGTTTCTGTGTCTACCAACAGGTTCAAAATCGGTGACCTCGTTCAATTTGGTAATTCCAATAAATGCATTGGAATTGTTGAAGGTATTGGCGATTGCACCACTAATATTGAAAGTTGGTGTGCGGTTCGCTGGCTGAATTCTGACCATCTTTCGGTTGATAGACTAAATCGCTATCATATCAATAACATTGAACCTTATAAGAGTGTGCCGCGTGCAAACTGAATTTGAGGTAGGCGACCTCGTACAATATAAGCAGCAAGGGCTTCCCATCGGGATAGTCGTAAAGGTATATCGTGGAGTAAAGACTACCTATGATGTAACTTGGATTGTTCAAGGCAAGCGTGCAAAGATTGGTAATACTTGCGAGGAAGCATACTACATGCAGAAGGTGACTCATGTTTAAGTTGCAGGATTTTGCAGTTGGCGATATGGTTCGTCATTACGTTTGGACTGACACTATCTATGTGATTACGGATTTGTCGGCCAAAGACCCGTATTCGGGTGTTGCTAATTGTATCAAGTTGGAGCCTGTGTTTCAAGTTAGTAATGATAGGAACAAGATTAGTCCAACACAGGAGTATGTGCAGAGGCCACGCTTTGTGGTTCCTCGCATTATGCGTAACGAGTACCAGCATGTTCCTTCATCCTAATTGCGAATTCAAGCAAGGTGACTTAATCAATATTTATTGGGTGAATGACGAGGGAGTGCAAAGAAGCCCGCTATATCCTTACCCTGTTATCTTCATAGACAATAGTACGCCGACCTATCTTGTAGAGGGAGGCTACGCACAGGATGCAGATTACGAGGGACAACCTCGCTTTTATCGCGTATGGGTGATGGACGATACGAACGAGGAAGGGGCGGGCGAGCAGCATTTTGACCGTCCTTATTGGACTTTTGAGAAGGCTTAAAAAAATTTTTCTGACCCCCCTTGACTTTCTTAAACGGATGGGCTATACTGTATTCACGCTCAAGAAACCCCTAACCCTTAAAGGCTCCGATGCGTACCTGCGTTCATTGCGAAGATGAATTTGACCACACCAGCCGCGAAAAGCAGCGTGTGGGCGGCAAAATCAACGAGTGCCCCGATTGCGTCGTGCTTCTTGGCACCGAGAAGGCTCCTGTTTCTGTTGGAGTCGGTGCTGGCGACGGCAAGACCACGCTTATTACTATCATGCGCTTTCCTAACCAGCGCAATGCTGACGCTTATGTGAAGGCATACAAGAATAGCACAGGGTTTAACAAGGGCAAGTCTTGTCACCTTGGCTCTACAAATATCATGCACACCGATAATCTTGGCGGCTCTATCGTCGGTGAATTCGGCGGCAACGGTAATCACAAAGGGAGGCTATAATATGGAGTTTTGGAGGTTCTGCGAGGAAGCACTAAAAAGCATTGACCCCGTATATGTGTGCTTTGCACTTATGTTTTATGCTATTATCTACATGGTAAAGGAGAGGATTTAAAATATGCTCATTCGTATCTTCAAGATTTTCCCGTTTCTTTTCTTCCCTGCGAATTCTGTAAGCGAGCCTACTGGACAGGTGACGGTGGATGTGGTAGATTATGATGCGGTATGGGTTCCTGCCGACCATAGCGGCCCTATTATCGCTGCACCTTTCGACGCATCTGTATTTGAGGAGTAATTTATGAATTTCGCGGTAGGTGATATCGTAGAACATATGCACCGCAAACATCGCGGATTTGTTGTAAGTGCCAGCAAGCCACATTGGCCTAACTATCATCCTCGCGACGAGCAGTACGATATCGCTTGGTTTGACGAAGAACTAAATAACCGTCATAGGGCTGGCATGAGGCAAATTGAGCATGGTCATGTGCTTGCTAAAGTTAAGGTAACCTAAAAGCGGAGAGAGGAATAAATGAGCGACTTTCAGATTGGTGATTTCGTCAAGGGCTATCGCCTTCAAGGTACGAAGGGTCTTATCGGCATTATTACCGAGTTTAATCCGCATGTATCCTTTGCGGGTGCGCTCAACTACAAGGTTGAATGGCTCAATCCTCGCGTTGGCGACCCTCGTTGGAGTCAGACCTATGGCTATTTCGGTGCTGCTAATCTGCGAAAGGTTGAGTAATGTTTAATATTGGCGACCTCGTTATGATGCCAGCCGATAAACAGGAAGAAGCGGTTTACGGGCTTATCATAGGTCGCGAATGGAGCGGGCTTATAGACGGTTACTATTACGAAATTGATTGGTTCGATGGTGAAAATAGCACAGAATATGCAGCAGATATCATAAAGGTAGAAAATAATGGCTAAATTACCAGATTTTATTGATAAAAACGATAAAAAGGCAGTTGCAGACTATTTTATTAAACAACGTCAATTAAAAGAGTGGAAAGACCATATCGATGAAGTAATCGAACGTGAGGGTAAAAACCGCACTTTCATTATCGGCCAGCCACGCGAGGAATATTTGCAGTATTTACGCGATAATGGCTATACCGTGGATTATGTAAGCCACATTACTTGGCAGGTGTCTCGCCCCGTGGTATAGTATAGAAAATGAAACAGAGCCTATTTGAAAACCGCACCTTGACCTCTCAAGAGGTGTGGGATAGCCTTGAAAGAGGCGATTTATTGCAGACGGAATACAACAATGGAAAGCGCGATGTATTCCTTGTGAGAGAGAAAAACGACCATTCAATCACCGCTATTCAAGTGAGGACAGGCTATGAAAGGATTATCGACAGACAATCCAGCACATGCAGCAAGTTTTGGCTTTGAAATTGGCGATTTAGTCCGTGAATACTCCTCATTCAGCGAGGATATGGATTGGAAGCCTATGGGCGTTATTGTAGGATTTGTGCAGGTTCTTGATAGTTTTTACGCACAAGTTCAAATTTTGAACGACGATAACAATATCACCATCCCCCTTTATCTCAACGAAATTCGTAAAGTTTAACAAGGAGATAAACCACATGACTCGCGACGATATCGTGTCCATCCTCATTCTCTCGCCCCTCGTCATTATTCCAATTTGGGCACTTTTTAGTTAGAAAAAAAGTTTTAGACCCCCCTTGACTTTCTGAAAGCGTCGTGCTATATTCTTAACCGTAAAGGAGACACTAAATGTTCATCGTTCGCGTTCACGATTGGAATACCGACGAGATTGCCTATGTCGGAGTTTTTGCTACGGCTGCGGCTGCAACAACTTGGATTAACGAGCAAGCCAAGAACGACAACGAAGATATTGATTATGAGATTTGCCCGCTTGAGGCTCCGTAATTAACAATTCCTAATAAAATCAAGGAGATATCTGTGTACCGTCGCAAGACTGAATATGCGCCATTTGTGTTCGCAACCGTTATGGTTGTTGGCCTTATTGGCTATATCTATGCCCTTTTTAATGGCTATGACCCTATGGCTTGTCCGCAGGGAACCAAGACAATCTCAAAGCCTATGTCGTTTGAAAAGTATTGTGTTGAAGAGTAAAACCTAACAATAACGAGGGCTTACACAATGTCTGTTGCTAATCGTCACGTTATCGCTGCTTGGAAGAACGGTGAGAAGGCTGTAAGTGGGCGTAAGTGCTTCCGTACTGACGGCATCCGTCTTTACAGTTATCAACTCCTTATCGGTATCAACGTGAACGGCACGCTTCATGTGGGCGATTTTACCGCTCCAAGCGGCGGTTTTCATTCCATGACCACCTCAAAGCACGTTGGCATGGCCCGACGAGTCGCTAACGAGGTTTTCCACCCCGCAGTTTTCCGCCTTCTATCTGATGATTTGGCCCGCGCCGCGAAAAAGTAGTTTAGACTACTTGACGCGGCTGCTGGCATATGCTATATTCTTTAGACCATCGGAGGTATCGTGGATACGGCAAGCGTCCTTGAGGGCATCAATTCCTTTAATTATCGTGAGGTGCAGGAATTCCTCAACAATAATCGCGCCCTCTTCCAAAAGGAGGAGACAAAGCGCATTAATGCCGAGTGCCGCGAGCATATCAAGGCGCATAATATCAAGGTGGGCGATTGGTTCAACCTCACCGAAATTCGCAAGGAAGGTAACTTCGACGTTACTTTTATGTACGAATTGCAGGTAGTTAAGATTAATCGTACCTGCATACAGGCCACGGGCTTTCAGATTAGCCCCCGTCCTTTTAAGTACGAATATCCTATCAGCGTCCCAATTCGCAAGGTTATTCCTTGAAAAGCCGGCGGCTTGAAATTCTGTAGTCCCGCTTACTTGACCTTTCAACCGCTATAGGCTATATTGATAGCATGAAGAACGCCACCACTCCCAAGTCCTGCTCCTACTGCGGCAACATCGGCCACACCGTTCGCACCTGTGCGAATAAGGCTGCTGGTGCGCCCTCTCTTGCCGATATCAAGCGACAGGAGCGTGCTAATGCGCGCCTTGCCGCTATTGCCGAAAAGGAAGCCGCAAAGGCCGCGAAGGCTGCTGCAAAGGAAGCCGCAAAGGCTGAAAAGGCCCGTGTCAAGGCTGAAAACCGCAGTTGGCGTTCCCGTCGTCAAATTTGCTCTTTTTGCGGTAATTACGGACATTCCCGCACAGCCTGTGCCACGCTTAAGGAGACTCGCGTTCGCGTTGTGGCGTTCCATCGTGCTTGGCGTGCAAAGGTGTGGGATAGGATTAAGCATCTGCCCTACGGTGTCGGCGCGATGCTTGACTTCCGTGGATGGGGAACCCACATGAAGAATGGGCAAATTTGTAGTGGTCGCCCGCAGGGTGCAGACCGACAGATTGTTGTTGGTATCAATCTCACCAGCAACCCGCTTGTACCCTTCTCTTTTGAGGTTACGCCTGTTGCCAACATTGGTGGCGATAAGTATGGTAACAACACCTTTAACGGTTTTGTGCCTTATAACTACCTCACTAACGAGTTGGCTATCCGTGTGCGCCGCTATGCGGATTACTACGATACGGACTCGCTTGAGGAGAACGAATACGTTAATCGCTTCAACGTGGAGCCGTCTGCCGCCACGATTGCCGATACCATCGATGCTCGCGTCGTTGAGGATTGGCTCAATTTCAGCG